TAGATTTATATTCATACCCGAAATTAGCTATCGGGGGGGGATACAGTTTTAGTTCAGCAAACTTAAACCAAACACAATGGAAATATTTTTAATTTCAATCTTAGTTTTTTTTATCTTAAACTTTTTAGGAAAGCAACTTCTTAAAACAATTAAAAAAAATGAAACACAAAAAAGACACCCTTATTTTTTAAAGGATGATATAGATTACAACTATAAACCAAAATGCAAATGTGATGGCTCAAGGACGAAAAAAATTACCGACAAAATTAAAGAAACTTCAGGGAACACTGAAAGCTGAGCGGGTTTTAAACAATGAAATGGAAGTGGCGCTAGTGGTAAATATACCGCCAGCACCGCGCTGGCTTACAAAAATCGCTGCGCAAGAGTGGAAAAATGTTTGCTTTGAATTATTTAATAAACAAATGCTACACAAAATTGACTTGCGATTCATAGAAGCTTACTGCAATGCAATGGCCTTACATATTGAAACGGAAATGATGCTACGCAAAGAAGGGAGAATTCAAGTGTTTAAAAATGCTGATGGCACTATTAAGCACACGCAAAGCACCCCGTATCAAAAAATTGCAAACGATGCACTAGACAAAGCGTTAAAAATAGCCGCGCAGTTTGGCCTTACTCCGTGCGCCCGCACTAATATAAGCCAGCCAACACTGATCCAAACCAATAATGAATTCAACTTCTTTGAATAAAAAATATACTTTTGATAAAAAAGCGGCCGATCGTGCTGTGGCTTTTATAGAAACCCATATCCGCCACTGCAAAGGCGACTTGACTGGACAGAAATTTATACTTGAAAAGTGGCAAAAGGATGAAATTATCAGGCCACTTTTTGGATGTAAGTTTAAAAAAACTGGCTTGCGTAGATACCGAACTTGCTATGTAGAAATTCCACGCAAGAACGGGAAGAGCAGCTTAGGCGCAGCCCTTGCTTTGTTTATGTTATTTGCAGATAGCGAACGCGGTGCGGAAATCTTTAGCTGCGCAGCCGATCGCAACCAAGCCAGTATCATTTTTAACATTGCAAAAACTATGGTAGAACTTTCTCCAGAATTATCAGCACGCGGAAAAGTATATAGAAACAGCATAGTGAATCCAGTAAAAGGAAACACTTATAAAGTATTAAGTGCGGATGCAAAATTAGCGCACGGACATAATTCACACGGAATTTTTTTTGACGAATTACACACGCAAAGGGATAGAACTTTGTTTGATGCTATGCAAACCAGCACGGGCGCGCGTAGCCAAAGCTTGATGATGTGTATTACTACGGCTGGCGCAAGCAAAACCGATGGAAATATTTGCTGGGAAATGCACGATTATGCTTCCAAAGTAAAAGAGGGGATAATAAAAGATGAAAGCTTTTTGCCCGTTATTTATGCAGCTGAGGAAAATGATGATATCCAACTTGTAAGCACTTGGAAAAAAGCAAACCCAAACTTCGATATCAGCATAAAAAAAGATTATTTTAAACGCGAAAGCGCAAAGGCGCGCGAGCTAGTTAGTTATGAAAATACTTTTAAGCGGCTGCATCTCAACATCTGGACAACCAATATAACGAAATGGATAGCCGATGATGTATGGTGCGAAAACGCCAGCAAAATAAATCTAAAAGATTTGGAGGGGCGCGATTGCTGGGGCGGCTTAGATTTGGCCAGCACCCGCGATCTGAGTAGTTTGGTTTTACTATTCCCGATGGATGATGAAAAGTATATTGCTTTGCCTTTTTTTTGGCTACCGCGTGAAACAATTTACAACCGCGTTATGAAGGATAAAGTGCTTTATAATAAGTGGGTGGATCAAGGATTTATTTTTGCAAGCGAGGGCGATGTTCAAGATTATGAATTTATCCGTAAACAAATAAATGATCTAGGCGGAAAATACAATATAAAAAGCATCGCTTTTGACCGCTGGAACAGTTCGCAGCTGGTGGTAAATTTAGCAAATGATGGATGCACCCTTAGCCCCTTTGGACAAGGATTTGCCAGTATGAGCGCACCGACAAAAGAACTTGAAAAGATTATATTAAAAAGAAATTTGAACCACTTAGAAAACCCAGTGCTGCGCTGGCAGTGCTCCAATGTTAGCTTACGAACAGATCCCGCTTTAAATATAAAAATTGACAAAGCCAAAAGCAGTGAAAAAGTGGATGGGATGGTGGCCTTAGTTATGGCACTGGGCGAATATTTAACTGATGAAACTGAAGGAAATAGCGTTTACGATGAACGCGGAATTTTAACATTATGAAACAACTACCTTTTGAAATACTTGCGTTATTATCCCCTACGGGTTTTAATGATAGATTCCATACGAATTGCAAATCTACTAAAACCTATGTGGAAGCATACGAAAAAACAGATAGCGAATATGAACAAATTTTCGGCAAAAGAAAATATAGTTCTTATGAAAGTTTTCGGGTGTGTTTACATAGGCGCTTAAAAAAGTAACAATGTTACATTGTAGAACTTTGGGCTTTGCGTAAACTTGCAAAAAACCCTTGTTTTTATGGCCATCTTTGATTATCTCCGCAACTTTTTTACACCAAATAAAACCCAAGAAAAACGCGGATTCTTAGAACAGATGAGCCGTTATGGAAACAGTAGTGCCATTACAGTTAGCACAGATTCGGCAATGTCTTTTGCCGCTGTATTTGCAGCAATTAGAATTCTATCTGAAAGTGTAGCGCAGCTTCCGATACAACTTTGTGAGCGCGATGCCAACGGGGATAAAACTATTCGCACTGATCACCCGCTTTACAACTTAATTCACCGCAAGCCAAACGGATATATGACCACTTTTATTTTTATGCAAAAGATAATTACAGATCTTTGCACCAATGGAAATAGCTATGTTCAAATAGTAAGAAGCAATTCCGCGCAGCCGATAGAATTACTACCATTGCAAGTGGACAAAATGGATGTGAAGAAAATAGATGGAAAATATTTTTACCAATATACTGGCAATTCTAATGGAAATAATATGTTCGAGCCAGATGATATCCTACATTTTAAAGGCCTTACAACTGATGGCGTGATAGGATTAAGTCCGATTGATACTTGCGCCAATAGTATCGGGTGGGGATTAAGCTTGGAAAGATACGGAAATACTTATTTTCAAAATGGCGCAAAGGTGAGCGGGGTTTTGCAAACCGATCGCAGTTTAAGCACGGAAGCAGTGGATAGATTACGGAATTCATTCAATGCAAATTATAGTAAAATCGGGGATAGTAATAAAACCCTAATCCTAGAAGAGGGATTAAAATTTAATACCATCAGCTTATCCAATGAAGCCAGCCAGTTTCTAGTGAGCCGACAATTTAGCATTGAAGAAATTGCCCGCATCTTTAATTTGCCGCCCCACTTGCTGCGCGATTTAAGCAAATCAAGCTTTTCAAATATCCAAGAACAAAGCCGCGAGTTTGTGCAATATAGTTTAATGCCTTACTTAAAAATGATAGAAAGCGAAATAAACGGAAAGCTATTTAAGAAAAATGAAATTGGTAAAATGTTTGTGGAATTTAATGTGAACGCGCTTTTGCGCGGTAACCCAAAAGATAGGAGCGAATATTATAGAACGATGCTTAATATAGGCGCAATGTCAATAAATGAAATCCGCCAAAAAGAAAATTTAAACGCAATAGAAGAAGGCGAAAATATGTTTATGCAAATGAATATGACAACGCTTACAAATATAGTAGAAGGACAACCAGCTGCAGAAGCACCAGCGCAGCCAGAAGTAGATGAAGAACTTTTGGAAGAAGAAATTACAAATGGAACAACTTAAAAAATAAAAATGCCAATACCTAAGCCAAACGAAAACGAAACCGAACAAGATTTTTTGGATAGGTGTATGTCCGATGATACAATGCAAGAATATGAAAACGATGAACGGCTGGCAATATGTAAAACCCAAATTGAAAATAAAAATACCAATGCTATGGCAACAAAAAGACACATAAAAGAAGTAATAGAGGACAACGAAACTATCACAATAGTTTACGAAAAGGACGAAAATTTTGAGGGCTTAAAATTAAAAGATGAAGATATGCCAGATGAGGGAGATGAAGAAACAATAGGGGAAGATGAAGAAACAGATGGCGAGGAAGAAGAAGAATATAACAGCTTCCACCCTACCGAAATAAAATCAGTATGGGATAATAACATTACAACTGAAAAACGCTTTTACAATGTAGCCACACGCATCACCAAGCGCAATGGTAAACAAGTAATTGAAGGACACGCTGCAATTTACGATAGCCCTAGTGAAGATCTGGGTGGATTTACCGAGCGCATAAAAAAAGGCGCTTTTGATAATGTTTTAGATAATGATGTGCGGGCTTATTTTAACCACGATCCAAATTTTATCTTAGGGCGCACAACCAGCGGAACGCTACGAATAAGCGCTGATGATACTGGCTTAAAATATGAATTTGATGTGCCTGATACAACTGCTGGACGCGATTTGGTAGTTAGTATGAAGCGCGGGGATATAACACAAAGCAGCTTTGCGTTCACTGTGGAAGAAGATTCTTGGGAACAAATTGAGGGCAAAGATATTAGAACAATAAACAAAGTAAAAAGATTATATGATGTGAGCCCAGTTTCCATTCCAGCATATCCTTCCGCAAATGATTTAGCACTGGCGCAGCGTAGCAAAATGATTTATATAGATAAGCAAAAAATGCAAGAAGAAACAGATGATGAGATTAATAGAAGTATTGAAAAATTGAAATTAAAAATTAACATATTAAAAAGAAAAAAATGAAAAAAAGTATAGAACTTAAAGAGCAGCGCTCTGATGTTATTTCTAAACTGGAAGCAATTAGCACTGCTGCTGATGCCGTAAAGGAAGAACTAACAACTGAGCAAACTGCTGAAATAGATACGCTTTTAAAAGAAGCCGATGAAATTGAAGCAAAAATTTCAAGGGCTGAAAAATTAGAAGCCAATCTAAGAACAGCTGCGGCTGTTAGTGGCACTAAAATAGAGCCACAAAATGATAAAGATCTTAATAAATTTACTTTTCAAGCTGCAATGCGTGCTGCTTTAACTGGTAAAGTTGAGGGGATAGTAAAAGAAATGGATCAAGAAGCAAGAAACGAAGCTAGATACACTGGCCAAACTTACAAAGGGATTGCTATTCCAGCTTCTATTTTAACTAGAACTTGGCTTACTGCTGAATCCAATTCAGTTGATACGCAAAGCTGGACAGATCAATTAGAATCGAATCTTGTGCTTGCGAGCGCGGGCGCTAATTTTTACGGGGGTGTAAATGATTTAAAATTCCCAATTTTTAGTGACATTGCTTCTACTTGGGTTAGTGAAGACGGATCTTCTGGTGCTGCGGCTGCGGCTGGAAACACCACTTCCGTAACGCTATCGCCAAAGAAATTGATTTCGGTAGTAAATATGACGCAAGAAAGTATCGTTCAAAATGCTTCCTTAGAATCAGCACTGCAAGCCAATATGGCTAGACAAATGGCTGGGGCTTTGGAATTTGCTTTACTTGATACTGCTGATGTTAGTAATGCACCGCTATCAATTTTCGCTGATGCAACGGCTGGACCGACTACTGTTCTAGCAGCTGATTGGATAGAAATGGAAACTGATACTTTGGCTGCTGGCGTTCAATTAGAAGGCGCGCGAATGGCTTACTTATTGGATATGGATGCTTATAAAATTGTAAAAACTTTGGCAACCGCACAAGTGGGGATTTTCCCAATTTGGGATAATGCTGATAAACGCTTAAACGGCTATTATGCTTTTGCTTCTGCTAATGTTGCTAATGCTGGCACAAGTGCAAAAGGACACGCTTTATTCGGAGATTTTGGAAAAGTTCATATCGCTCAGTTTGGCGGATTGGATCTCCTTTTTGATCCATACACCACAGCGACAACGGGAATTCCACGAATGATTGTTACTGGGCTTTTTGATGGTGATGCAGTTCAAAATGCGTCTTTTACAAAATTGATTGAAGCGTAAAAGTTGCAAAATTTTTGCTTTGTTTTCGGGCGTTTTTGGCGTAATTTTTACGCCTTAAACACCCCAAACAAGCAGAAAGCTTAAATGCCGCTGATGGTGGTTTTTAAGCGTTTTAAGGGACTTAGGGCTTTGGCCACTGCTAGTATATGTAAAACAAAAGATGTGCGTTTTACTAGGTTAAAAGCAAAAAGAAAAAAAATATTATGTTAAATAGAAAACACCTAAAAAAAGCGTTAAAAAATGGCTAGAAGTTTAAGAATAAACACACCAAACACGACGGCAATAAATTCGCTGGTGGAGTGCAAAGCGCACCTAAGAATTGAAGTTTCGGACGATGATGCTTACATCAATTCTTTGGCACTGGTGGCAAAACAAACGATAGAAAGTTATTGTAATATTTTTATAATGGAAACCGAATGCACGCAACTTTGCGATACTTGGGTAGATACTTATCAGCTTTATTATGGAGCGCCTAAAAATTTAATGAATGGAACCTCTTCTTACATAGATGTAATAAAGTTCCAATATTTTGATACCGCTGGGGTGATACAAAATTGGGCGACCACGGACTACATTGTAGATGATACTTCTATGCCCGCAAGAATAGGGCTAGATCCTAGCGGGGATGGGTATCCAAATATTGAAAATAGATTAAACGCCATTGAAATTACCTATGATGTGGGGATGGCAGAAACAGATGATGTGCCAGAAGCTTTAAAGCAAGCCGCTTTAATTTTAGTCGGCCAATGGTATGAAAACCGCCAAGAAGCTGTGGTGGGGCGTTCCGTAGGAATTATCCCATTAACTGCGCGTTATTTAATGGATCCTTATAAGATTCAAACTATGGGGCTTCCCACTTGCGTATTATGATTACAATAGGCCAACTTGATAGGAAAGTGCTAATACAACATAAAGATATATCGCGGGATGCTATTGGTGGAAACACTGTAGAATGGGTAGATCTTGGAGATGATGGGCTGATGCTTTCGTCTTTTATAGAATTCAAAAGCGGCAAAGAAACTGATGGGAGTGAACGCTTAAACGAAAAGGAAGTAGTGATTTTTTATATAAGGAATATCGGGGGTGATATTAAAAAAATAAATGCTTACGAGTATAGAATAGCTTATCCCGTAACTGCTAGCGCAGTAATAACAGCAACAACGGAATTTTATTATGTTTCAGCGGTGCAAGAATATGAAGGAAGAAATAGATTTTTAAAAATACTAACAGAAAAACGCACCAGCGAACTAACGCGATTATGATACGAGTAGATATGCTAGGAGATGAACAAACCCGCAAAGCTTTTTTAAGAATTGCCAAAGCACTGGGGAACGATAATGAATTAATCAAGAAAGTTATTAAGCCCGCAGCAAAGCCCTTAGTAAAAGCGATGCGTGAATTAGCGCCAGAACTACAAAGCGCGCCCGTCTTTAAAGTTTACCGCACACCTAAAAAATCAAGGAAATTAAAAGCACCCAAAGGAATGGGGAAAGTAGTTTACACCATTAAAAGCGGAACACTAAAAAAATCGATTGGAATTTTTACAACGCCAAACAGCCGCAAGATGCCCGCTATTTATGTCGGACCGAGATATAAATTTGCAAGCTGGAAAGCTCCAGAAAAGGGTGGATGGTTTTGGCCTTTTGTGCAATTTGGAACTGATCTGGTGAAAGCAAATACTTTTATTTTAAAAGCGGCAATGGCCACGCGCAGCAATGTTTTAGGAATAGCCAAAAGCTTGGCGAAAAAAAGAGTTGTGGAAGTAGTTAATAAGAACGGAAGAAAAGGAATAACTTTGCAATGATAGGGAAAGCGATATATAATATTTTAACAACTGACGCCACAGTATCGGCTAAAATAGGATTACGCTGCTATCCAAATATAAATACAGAACGCGCAAATAGTTTTCCTTATATAGTTTATACCCACGCGGGAGAAGATCCACACGATACAAAAAACGGAGTTTCTACATTAAATACAGCTTTAATTGATGTTAGTATTTATACGAATGATATGCTAGTAAACGAAATACTAGCGGAAGAGGTGCGCCAAGCGCTTGATCGTAAAAGCGGAACTTATAATACGATCGTAGTGCAAAGCGTTCAATATACAAACCAATCAAACCAATTTGAATTTGATGGAACAGATGATGATGACGGGCTTTTTTTAATAAGCCAAACTTATAAAATTAGATATGAACCAGTAAATTAAAAAAAAAATTATGCCTTATTATATACTGATAAAAAAATGGACAGAACACAATGGCAAAGAATATCCAAAGGGATGCACGATCGGCCTAAGCGAACAGCAAGCGGAAGCTTTTGCTGCGGACGGATATATTTTAATTGAGCCAAGTGAAAAAGTAAAAAAAGTAAAAACCAAAAAAATTAAAGAAGATGGCCACACTGACAGTTCAAACGATTAATGATGCTGGAAGTTCGCCAACTTTTACAGCTGCATCTCCGAGTGGAGATCAATTTATAAATTCGGGGAATCAGGTATTTGTAATTGATAACACTGGGGGCGGCGACGCTTGCATAGTTACAATTACAGCGGAAGTAACCAGTATTGATTTAACGCAATTTGGAACAGTAACAAAAGCGAACACCATCTTAACAGTTGACGCGGGATCGATTGGAACTATTGGCGGACTTTACACGGCTATTTTTAATGATGGCAGTAACTATGCACAAATAACTTACGATCAAGTAGATGAAGTATTAGTAGCAGTTTTAATAAATCAAACACAAATATAAACCAATAAAATTAAAAAATTATGCCGAGCAATGTATTAAATGGAACTAGTATTATCGTGAAAACGGGAGCAGCTGGTGCAGAAACAGAAATTTTGTTTTCCACAAACGCCAGCTTGACGCTGAGTATGGATACAAGAGATATTTCAAACAAAGGAAGCGCTGGATGGCGCGAATTATTAGAAGCGCAAATGAGTTGGAGCGTATCAACTGAAGGGCTTTTAGCTTTTAAAGATTCTGCTGGCGCAGCAGTTAAAAACTATGATGATCTAGTTACTGATTTGGTAGCCAGAACAGCTTTTCAAATCATAGTAACGCCATCAACAACTACTTCTGGTGATTACACTTGGACGGGGCAGTGCTTTATTACAAGCGTAGAACAAAGCCAGCCGCTAGAAGATTCAGCGACTTGGAGTGCTACCTTTGAAGGAACTGGCGCGCTTACGCAAGCAGTGATTTAATAGTTAGAAAAAAGTTGTATATTTGGGCGGAAATAATTCAGCGAGGGCTTTGTTATTTCTACCTAAATAAACACAAAAATTTTAACTATGTATGAAGTTTTAGAAATTAACAAAAAAAAGCTAGAATGTAAATTTGGATTTAATGCGCTTAGGCGTTTCAGCCGAATTACAAAAATGCCAATTTCCCAGCTGGAAATTCTAGGGGATAAAATGACGCTTGATGAAGCCGTTATTTTAATTCACTGCGGAATTGCCGATGGCCACCGAGCAGCAAAAAAAGAATTAGATTACACTGTGGATGATTTAGCAGATGATCTTGATTTTGATATGGATGCAATAGGGCGCGCGATGGATATTTTTGCCAGCCAAATGGGAAAAGATAGAATGGCGGGGGGCGACAAAGTAGCTAGCAACAAAAAAAAAGCAAAGCCCAAAAAGTAAGGGAAACCACTTTTGACTACTTGGAGGAAATTGCACTAGGACAATTAAATATGAGCTATGAGCAATTCTACGATATGATACCGCGCACCTTTTATAACGCGCTTGATGGATATATGGCTAAAAGGGAACAGCAAGATAGGAGCGAGTGGGAACGATGCCGCTGGCAAACTTGCTTGCTATTAAATATCCACTTGCCAAAACGCAGCCAAATACAAAACCCGCAGCGCTTACTGAAATTTGAGTGGGAAAAACAAATAGGCCAGATGACTAGCTATGCGGAAGAACTTAAAAAAATAGAAACCATCAAAAACAAACATAGATAATGGATGCCGCAATGAATGTAAGAGTAGGCGCTAAAACGCAGCAATTTGAAAAGGCAATGAAAAGAATGTCTATGCGCGTTAAAAGATTTGGCGGCCAAGTTAAAAAGATGGGTGCTAGTATGACGCGGAACTTTACGATGCCGCTGGCTTTGGCGGCCGTAGCTAGTGTAAAATTCGCGCTTGATTTTGAAAAGTCAATGACTAAAATTCAAACGCTGGTAGGCGTATCGGCTAAGGATGTTGGCGAACTAAAAAAACAAGTGCTGGAATTAGCTGGTAAAACAGCGCAAGCCCCCGTCGAATTAGCTGAGGGGCTTTACTTTTTAACTAGCGCGGGATTAAGCACTACGGGCGCGATGAAAGCTTTGGCACAAGTTAGTAAGGGCGCAGCTGCGGGCTTAGGCGAACAAGCCGATCTGGCACTGGTGGCAGCCGCAGCACAGAACGCTTACGGAGAAGGAACGCTGGATGCCACCGCTGCGCTTGATGGTTTTGGGATGATGGTAAAAACGGGAATGTTTGATGCCGCAGAATTATCCAAAGTGTTGGGCGTTCAATTGGGATTGGCTGCTAATTTAGGCGTAAAATTTGATGATGTTGGCGCTTTTATTTCTACCTATACAAGAACAACTGGTGATGCTACTGGCGCATCTGTTGGCTTTGGGGCGGTTATGATGTCGTTCGCTAAAATTGCACCAGTTCAAGAAAAAGCACTTACTAAAATCCATATGAGTGCGGGAAGCTTGCGTGATATGTTAAGTAAAAAAGGACTGCAAAAAACTTTACTTCATTTGCAAACAGAATTCAAAAAGAACGGAATGGAAATGTCCGAATTCTTTACAAAAAGCAGCGCCTTAAAAGGAGTGATGGGGGTGCTTGGCGAATCTACGGAAAGTTATATAAGTATTTTAGAGCAAATGCAGACAAGTCAGGGATTTGTGAATAATGCTTTTGAAGAAACCGCCAAAACAAGCGCCTTTAAAATGGAGCAAGCCCTTAACAGCTTAAAAGTTGCCGCCACTGATTTGGGAACTATGCTTTTCCCCGTAGTTCAAAAGATAGCAGCAAAGATAAAATCGCTAACAGATTGGTGGACAGGATTAGATGAAGCGGGCAAGCAAAATGTTTTGACTTGGGCGAAGTGGGTTATGTTAGCTGGACCGATGCTTTCGATAGTGGGGAGTATGATTATAAATATTGGAGCACTTATTCCTATTTTAATAAATGTAGCCAAAGGATTTAAACTGGTGACACTAGCAATGTATGCTAATCCTTATCTTGCAGTGGGGGCGTTAGTGGCGGGATTTATTATTTATATGTCCACGCTAGGCAGAAAAACCCGCGAACTAACAAAGGATCAAAAAGCTTTTAATAAAAAGCTAAGAGAAACCAAAGCAATTATGGCACAAGTTGCGGGATTACAAAAAGAAGTTAAAAATATTGACTTACTTTCAAAAGAACAACGCCAGCAACTTTTATCAAAATTAAAATTACAAAAAGCAGACGCAGCGAATACTCTGAAAAATATGAAAATATTTGCCAGAGAAAATGCAATGTTTCAGGCCTTAGATCAAACAATATTAAAACTAAAAAAATCCTTAAAAGGAAAAGGATCGCTGGAACAAGCAGGAATTTGGCGACAGATAAATAGCTTAACAGAAGAATCCAATAAATTAGTGAAATCAAGATTTGGCGACAGCTTCCAGAATGTAGCAAAAAGAGCCAATCAATTAGCAAGAGATATTAAAAAAGTTGCTGGATCAATAAGCACTTCCACTTCTGAATTAGCTTCTGATGATCCTACCAGTGAACTTGAAACTGATACATCAACAGCAGAAGCAGAAGCGGCGGCCAAAGCAAAAGAAGAAGCGCTTGCAGCATCGCTAGAAAATATGCGAAAATTAAAGCAAGAATTTAATGTATTAACCGCAAAAGATGAACAAGCCGCTGCGCTTATTTCTTTAAATAATGCAGAAACGAACGCTTTGCTAGGCGTAGCTGATACAGAAAATGCAGCCGATGAAAAACTAGCAATAGAAGAAAACTTTACAGAAAAAAGAAAAAAGCTTTTAGCCGATCAAGCAGCCGACACAAAAAAGAACTTAGATGCGCAAGAAACCGAATGGGAAAAAATGTTTTCCAAAATCAGCAAAGGATATAAACAAATTGCTGATGTCGTAAATCAAGTGCTTGGCGCAATAGGTGGAATGCTAAGCGCTGAAGCTGAAATGGAAAGCGCCTTATTAGAAGAAAAACACGCTACCGAATTGGAAGATTATGATATTTGGCTAGAACGGGAACAAGCAAAATTGGAAGGAACAGTTGGAAACAAAGCAATAGAAGAAGCGGCACTGGCAGAGCTAGAAAAAAAGGCAGCTGATAAGAAAAAAAAGTTGGAAATGAAGCAAGAACGCGAAGCAAAAGCCCTAAGAATAAAAGCAGCCAGAAGTGAAAAGAATATGAAAATTGCGAGCGCAATAATGGGAACAGCGCAAGCCGTAGTTAATGCGCTAGGATCTGCTCCACCGCCCTTCAATTTCTTCTTAGCTGGATTGGTGGGTGCTTTGGGTGCTGCGCAAATATCAATGATTGCAAGCACGCCAATTCCAACAATGGCTCAGGGAGGATTGGCGATGGGAGATACACTCGCGAGGGTGGGAGATTACGCTGGTGCGCAAAGCAATCCAGAAGTAATAGCCCCGCTTAGCAAATTAACCAGTTTACTGGGCGGCAATGGCGCAATGGATATAAATATCACGGGCGAATTAAGCGGCAATGATTTAATATTAACCGAACAGCAAAGCGCGATAAATCGCGCTAGATTTGCATAGAACAAATAACTAAATGCCGAACACTACTAGATTTTCCCAAACTTTTAAAAGTGATACAAAGGACTGGTTTATGGTGGCGATTCACGATGTAAATTGGGATCATTTCCCCAGATCATTTATACTTGGGAAAAACCCAGTAACAATAAAATGGGATGGAAAAGGGGAAGATAGATTTTCGCCAATGATTGCATCGAGCGCAGTGGTGGAATTTGTTATTACTAATGATATGGAACGCCTTTATTGGCGGGGCGTTTTTGAAGCTTATCAAGAACAAACAGTGTTTTTAAGAATAACTATGATTCCACAAGATGCCGATGTGCAGCCCGTGGATTTATGGAGCGGCTGGATGTTAGGGGATTTAGCTTCCGAGGAGCAAGACGATTTTCCTTGGCTTTTGAAATTAAAATTTACGGATTCAATGGCACTGCTAAAAGATCACCCATTTTGCAAGGATGATACAACTGATCCAATAACAAACTACGAAGATAACTATGCTTCTTTTATGTATTGGATGGTAGATAGTTTGCAAAAAATAAATGTGGGTGGATTTGATCCTTCTTATAGAGATATTACGCCAATGGGTAATCAAAAGCCATTAAAAACTTTTGTCCACTGGTATAATATCACAGTCGGACTTACAATGGCTTACGATCCTATCCACGCTTTTGGATGCCGCCCGCGCCCGTTCTGGGATGTTGCAGATAATGGGGCAATAAAACCGAAAAACTGCTATGAAGCGATAGAAATGTTTTGCAAAGTTTGGGGCGCGCGTTTTGTGTTTTTTAATAATAAATTTCACTTCATACAGTTAAACTATTATTTTCATTCCAGCTTTGATGTAACAAATGATCCACAAATTGGATTGGGTTATATTTATGATTGGGATTTTTCAGCATCGCAAGAAATCTTTGCAAGCGAAACGAATTTAGAATATGTAACCAAAATCCGCCCTAGTAGTTTTAAAACAGTAAACACTTTAATGGGTGGAAAACAAACATTTTATCCGCCACTGAAAAGAGTGATTTCAACTTACGGGCGCTGGATGGGGATTAATCTTTTAACTACTTGTCCAGCTACCGCTTCCACTAGTAATGTAGATGGCTGGCGGGGGAATATAGATATGGGCGAAAGCTATGATTTAGGAACTTTTGAAGAAGATAGTAAAATGGTTTTCCGTTTTAAGTGGCTTACCAAAGTAACAGCGCAAGGTGAAGGGTATAATTCACACGATAATATGCAGCAGCCCAACTGGCCAATCGGATCAATGTTTGGATATGCTGGCGCACCCTACAATCCACAAACCCCGTGCGTAGAAATGGAATGTTTCCCCGAAATGCGATTCACTTTACAGCTTACAAATATCACAACGGGGGATGCTCACGCAGTTGGATTCTGGACTAGTTCGGGGGGCGGTGGCTATTTTCAAAATCCTGGCGCTAATAGTTGGACTACTTATTTGGCAAATCCTTTTCCCACTTGCAAAGTAGATGGGAGTGATCCAATTAATTCTGGCTGGCTCAGTGGAAGTTGGCCAACTGTTTTAACACCAAACTGGCTGGCCGATATGAACTTTGAGATGGATTTAAACCCCGCGGGAATAGCTGGGATTGATCCTTCTGCGGGTGGCTATTCTTTAAGCATCCATTTTTTTGATGTGTTTTCAGCGGGTGGTGGTGGGCAAGCCACTTTTGTTTCGGGCGGTGCAACCTATGGCAATAGCTGGGGATCACCTCCTTGGCCTACGGGAAGCACCTTTGGGGGACATGGAGTAGCAAATGCTGGAAACGCTTGGCTAGGAAGGATGAATGAAAAATTAGATTTGTGGTGCGTAGCACAAAATGCAAATTTCACTGGTGCATATATTGATGTAAAAGGAATAAACACGGGAACGCTTGGCGCAGATATAACTTATGATCCCGCGCTGCAAGGATCGGCCTTATATCCAAGCGGCTTAGAAGCTGGCATATTTCATATTGACGCGAATGGCCAATACACTGGCGCGCCTTTTACTTGGATAATAGATAACAATGGAACGGGCGCAACAGTTGTAGCTTCCACGCTGGAATATAAAACGGGTGCTTTATTATTTGGTGATGGCCGCCAGCCGCATAGCTTTGGTGCAATTAAGTGGGATAATTCGGGAAGCTGGGATGAGCCATTATATACGGGATGGAATAGGGATCTTCCTTCTGGTGGAAGTTACATTACAGAACTACTTGGAAAAGAAATACTATTAGGGCAAATGAACTTGACTTCCAAATTTGATTTAACAGTAACCCGTTCCACGCAATTAATACAATTTGTAGATAGAGTTTCACCGATCACCCTGTTGCGATATCGTGGAATGCACATACTACCTTTGCGCTGCGCTTGGAATTTAAGGACTGATGAATGGAAAGGAAAATGGTTTGAAGTAAAAGAATCAGCCGATGATTATGCCAACAATAACGATGCGCTTGAAGCGGGAAGTGCGGATATTGATGGCGTTCCCGCTGGCGGAACTTTACAAAAGCGCGCACCAACGCGGAGCGGGGGTGGATTATTTCTTACGCGCACATCAGCAGAAATAAGCGCAGCCACAGTAACTTCTATTCCTATTAATCCAATAACAATAGGCCAACTAGAACCAAACACAGATCAAGGATTATCAGGTATTTCTTTATTAAAAACGGGGGATCGCGTTTTATTCTTTGCACGGCTAACGGGAACACCCGCCCAAATGGAAGGCACAAATGTATCAAACAAAATTTTTATGTTAATACTTGCAGCCGATCAAAAATACAATGATACTACATTAACAGTTGAAAGCGTGACATTTGATTTAAATGTGGATGAAGGAAGCGCCTTATATTTACAGCAAAGCGAAATTGCACAAAAGGCGCTTGGCGCAAGAAATATAAATATAAATGAACTGAGCGATTTGCCAGCTTGCTGGTATGATCCAAGCGATACCGATACGCTTACAGTAACGAACGCAAATATAGTTTCAACAATTACAAGCAAAGCAACGGACAGCAATGATTTAACCGCAGTGGGTGCGGGCGCACAGTATGATCTGGCAACTTTAAAACTAGCGAGCGTAAGATTAAATGGGGAAGATGATTACTACACACTAGCAACTGATTTGGAAGATATAGAGGAATTCGATTTCTTTATGGTAATCCGCCCAGATCCCGATCAAGCAACGCTTAAACCATATCAAACTTTTTTGGGTTTTAATAATGGAAATAATTGGATTAGACAAAACAATTCGCAAAATAATTACAGTTTCAAATTGGGGGGTGATAATAATACTAGTGGAAATTTGCCCGTAGCAGTAGTGGCTGGCCAATCGCAAGTGATACGATTTTCTAGGAGCGTAAATTCGGATGATGGAACTTACGCGGATAGCGTAGAAATAAATGGAATAGGCGATAGTGATGTTGTTACTGCAATTGCTCCGACGAACGGGGCTTTTAATCGTATAGGCGCACGGAATAATCTGGTGGATAATACAATGTATATGGGAAATCTTGGGGAAATACTTTTATATAAAAAAGCCATCACCGATAACAATGCTGCAAAAATATTAATTTACTTAAAAAATAAATGGCTATAAATTATGAAAACAGATATAAAAGACACAGTGGAAATGATAGCCGTAAACGGCACGGGAATAGGAATTAGCTTAACTGATATAGATTCCATTCTAAGAACTTTAATTTTATTGGCGACGCTAGTTTATACCATTATAAAAGTGCGGCACTATATTAAGAGCGGCAAAAAATGAAGTGGGTAATAAACTTTTTTAAAAGCTTATTCATAAAAATTAAAAACTTTATGGAAGAAAATAAAAACACCAGCGCAAATCTACTTTTGATCCGTGATACTTTTACAACTAAAAGCACACTGGGAAAGCTTTACTTAAATGGTGGAATTTACTGGCAAACCTTAGAACTTCCGTATAAAGATAATCAGCGATCCGTATCTTGCATCCCAGCTGGCACTTATAAAGTGCGCAAGCGCACGGCAGAAGAAAGCACCACGCGAAAATATGAACACCTATTAATCCAAGATGTGCCACAGCGTAGCTACATCTTATTCCACATCGGGAATTATCCAAGCAATACGCTGGGATGCGTTTTAGTGGGAAACACCCGCGCCACTGATTTTATTGGCGACAGTAAAAAAGCTTTTACCAAACTGATGGCGGAATTAAAACATTTTAATCAACTAGAATTAACAATTAAAAACCAATAGAATTATGAAGAATTTCATTATAAGCAAATTACTTACATCAAAAAAAGTATGGATCGGCCTAGCTAGTATCATCGTGCCTTTTATAGCCAAAGCTTTTGACTGCGATCCAGCAGATGTTTCTAGAATCTTCTGGAGTTTGCTGGCAATACTTGGCGGACAAGCGATGGCGGATTTTGGCAAATCAGCAAAGAAAAAATAAATTGCAATTTCGCCCAAGATTAACACGGAGCGAATATGATATTATAAGAACACACCGCAGCGCTAAAAATGTGGGAATTATCGGAGACACTCACGAGCCGTTTTGCGTAGCGGGCTATCGCGAATTCTGCTATGATTTATTTGATCGTTTTGCTTGCACGGAAATCATTCACATCGGAGACGAGGTGGATAACCACGCGCTAAGCTATCACGAAAACGCAGAAGGTAGTTTAGATGCTTTGCGTGAAGCAGAACTGGCGCAAGCTGCGATGGATAAATGGTATAGAACTTTTCCAGATGTGCGCGTATGTGTTGGCAATCATTCGGCTTTGCCATTCCGTAAGGCGACAACGCACGGGATTCCTAAGCGTTTTTTAAAAAGCTATGAACAAATCTGGAAAGCACCAAAGGGCTGGACTTGGGCTATGCAATACGAAATTGATGGGGTGCTTTATGAACACGGCACGGGGAGCAGTGGTATAAATGGCGCAAGAAATAGAGCAATCGCCAACCGCCAAAGCACTGTGATTGGACACTTGCATTCCGCTGGGGGAATAAGTTATATGGCCAGCCGCAATGATATTATCTTTGGATTAAATGTAGGATGCGGCTTTGATGTTAGTAGTTACGCTGCAAGCTATGGAAGGCACTTCCCACGCAAGCCAACGATCGGAGCTGGGGTGGTTTTAGATAGTGGAAAAATTGGCTTATTTGTGCCAATGAATTTAGGAAGTAAAATTTTAAGAAAATAGTGTTTAAAAAATAATCCTTTTATTTGCTTTGTGTTTGGAATGGTTTGTTATTTTAGCGCACTTGTTTTTAGTTAATAATAAATAGAAGAATCTTGTTTTCTTTGTTTTGTTGAAAACCCTAGCTTTGCGGGCTACCCGTTTAGCTGGGGTTTTTTCAGTTGGCACAGCACCCCCGCTAAAAATCGCCGAAATATTGCCCTTATTTTTATGCTAATTGCAAAAAAAAACGCTTTTAACCTAGTAAAAAAAGTTAATAAAGTGTAGCTATTAACATTGTTTTGCGTATTATTGCAGTATTATTAATCAATTAAAACAAAGAAAATGAAAGCAACAAAACAAACAGCAAGCGGAACATCTTTTCACGGTGTTACAATCAAAACAAGGCCAATAGATTTAATCAGTTTGGCAAACAAATTAGGAGCAGAATATTACGATTCTAATGATGGCAATGATAAATGTAATTTCGATTTTGAATTTGAAACTTCAAAAGGAGATGTTTTTACTATTTACGATTGGAAGAAATACCGCGTTTTAGAAGAAGATGAAAAAGTTATTTTTAACATTGGGGCAGCTGATCGTAGTATTTCGCAAACCGCTGCGCAGGAATTAAAATTAACTATAATAGAAACCGAAAAAAAATCAAAATTCAAACAAGCGGGAGAAAGCGCGGGTTTTGATATGCGCGGAATAAACTAAAAACAATAACGGCAAAAGCCCCAGCCAACTAATAAGGGCAAACAAAACAATGGAACTAGCAACAAAACAACAACTTGACAGAATTAATACAGCAAGCGCCAGCAAGGGCTACATCAAGCGTCGCGGGCTTTTAAGCTTACAACAGCAGATGCAAGATTGCATTTCAACTTGCGAATGTGAGGGGGAAAATTCAAGCAATACGGAAATCGGTTGCTCTTGGACTTATGGTGACCAGCTTGCTTACATTGTGGACAAGCTATATTTTAAATTATTTCCTAAAACCAAACCTTATGAAGTAGGAGTTGAGGTGAAAGAAAATCCAAGCAAATCAGAAAAATTAACTTGGGTGGAATACAAAGTAGAAGCAGCATCAGAACAAGAAGCAAGAAGAAAAGCATCTGATTTATGTGGTGAGGAATTTGGACATAATCCTTGGACAACTGAAATAATATAACAATCAGGGGGGCGAAAGCCCCCCACTAAAAACAAAGAAAATGACAAGATTTGCAAAGCACACACAAAATTTAAAACGAGAAGGAAACTTTATTATTTCCTATTCTACAAAAGTAGCTGAAATAATTGGCAGCGAATTACACAAATTGGATTGGAATGTAGATGGCAAAACAAGCAGCCCGACAACTACTAGGCATATTAACTATGCTGCGCGGGAATTAAAATTAACTATAATAGAGCCAAAATTAGCTACTGATTATGGCTGTGAATACGGGGATATAAATGGATACCCAAATTTATAAAAACAACTAACGGCAAAAGCCCCAGCCAACTAATAAGGGCAAACAAAACAATGGGAACACTACAAGAACAAAGAACACTGCTAAGAATTAAAGATTTAAAATCAGCTGCAACACTTGATGCAGAAGAAACAGCCAAAGAAAAAAAGCGTGAAGAAATGAAAAAAGCGCTGCAAGTATTACAGAAACTAGCGATGGATAAAAACTTTCAGGGCTGGATAAATAAAATAGCAAATAAATAAAACAATAACGGCAAAAGCCCCAGCCAACTAATAAGGGCAAACAAAATAATGATTGAACACTCAATGCCAAGCAACTTAGCAAACAAAAAAACCACGACGGAATTCCTAAACGATCTAAGAGAAAGCGGAATAACTAATATGTGGGGCGCGGGTAAATACATAGAAAATGAATTCGGAGTTAGCAAAAACCAAGCAAAAGAAATATTACTGAGCTGGATGAAGAACTTTAAAAAATAAATAAAATGGAAATGACTATACAAAGCACGCGCGTATTTACTGCGCTCAATGATTTAGCAACTAAATGGGAACGCGATTTAGAGCAGCTAAAAAAACGGGAAAAGGAACTTAAAAAAAAGGACGATCAGCTTACAAGCTTGGCTGTTTCAATGGTGGCCGATAATACCTTAGAGCATATCATAGCCATACGGCAAGCCATAAGCGATTTACAACGCTTAGATGAACACGAAAAAACAATAACGAACAAACTGCTTGAAACTATGTTAAATCAAACCAATTCTATTAACTTTAAAAAACCAAAAAAAGATGATAATTAAAACCAGCAAAGTAGTAAGCGTGCAATTCCTTAAAACTTGGGAAAGCCGCAAAGGAGATACATTTTACGCACACCAAATCCAAATGGAAAACGGGGATTGCGGGGAATATTCCAGCAAAACAGAACAGCAAACCAAGTTTGTTGAAGGAGAACAAACGGAATACGAATACCATCCGCACGACAGCTTCCCAAAAATAAAGCCGCACTATGCGCGGCCGCAATTTACGGGCAATGCTATGCAGAACGAAAATACAATGATTCCAAGCGTAGCAATAAAAGCAAGCGCTGTATTTAATGCGGGGCGTAGCGCCACTGCGCAGCAAGTTGTAAAAGACGCAAGAGTTTTTGCCGCTTTTATTAACGAACAGCCAGCCGAAACCGCACCGCCAGCTAAAACCATTGCACAGTTAAAAAAAGATGATAGCCCTGAAATTGTAATTACGGATTCCGAAGACTCCCCTTTTTAAATGGAAAACACTATACTAAAAGCGAAGCTTATTTTAGCGCAGATGTTTGGTATTGGTGTATCGCACTTTGCAAAACATAAAAGCCGAAAAAAAAATGTTATTGAAGCACGCAGATTTTTGATTTATTTTTTGCGTAAGGAATTGAAAATAACTTTTGTGGAAATTTGCAAATACATTCCCGCACTAACAAACCACGCCACAGCAATACACCACTATAAAAGGATGAAGGAGCTGCAAACAGTTGAAGCGCCAATCCAACGCAAATACGAGGAATTTAAGAACACCCTTTTAAGTGATGAAACGCTATCTATCCAGCGTGAAATAATTGGCTTGGCAAATATGCGCACCCACTTATCCACACAAATAAACCAACTAAAAAAACTGTTATGAAATTACAAATTACAAGTTTCAAGAATACGCCTAGCAAATACGGGGGATTTTTTTACTATGTATTTTTTAAGGACGATGCTGGCAAAAATTACAAAAGCTGCATCTATCCAAATTGTAGGAACTTTAATAAGTGGCGCAGTGTTTTAAAACGCGGTGCTGTCTTGGATAATTTAATACTAAAAAGTGCGGGCTTAGTTGATGCCGATAGCAATTTTACTTTTTTAGGTATTAAGCAAAGCAAGCCAAAACCGCACCAGCCAAAACTATTTTGATATGAAATTATTTGAAGATGATTTTGGTATTGATACCAGCGCACCAGATGCAACTGAAATAACTACAACGATTCTTTATTTTAGCAAAGAAGAAATGAAACTATTTAAACAGCTTTGCAAAAAAGGAATGCAAAAGGAAATGCTAAATTTAAGCACTGCAAATATATCCGATTTTTTATTACTAATATTAAAACAAAAATATGAGAATTTACAAATTAAAGAAACACCTGACAGCAAGCCAATCAGCGAAACTCAAGGGAACTTTTTTGGATGATAATAGTTATGATTTTATAATAGATCACGATGCTGATGGGTTTGATTTATACGGGAATTTATTATTTAGATTTCGCAAAGGTGCTTTGCCTTATAATGTATTAAAGAACGGATATGATAGTTTTAAGGACAGCATAGAACTGACTGAGGGGCGCGGTATAGCCAGCGGGAGCAGCCACAAAAGAATCTTAAAAGATGGAACAGTAAGTAAAATAACTGTGGGAAATAAAGTGCTAAGCGGGAATGTAGGTTTTATGGATAGAAATTCAATGATACATTATTGCCGAAAAACCGCCTTTGCACGCAGATATTTTGATAAGTTTAAAGCTGGAATTCCTTTTGTAGAATTTATAGATAAAAAATATCAAGAACTTTGCCCCGCTTTTTATAAAAAACAAAAGGCCATTGCAGCTGGCACAAATAGAAACTATGTAATAGGAGACACCAGCTTTACAACCATAACAGTAAACAAGAATTTTAGAACTGCGGTGCATAAGGACAGCGGTGATTTTGGTGAGGGATTTGGAAACCTTATTGTCTATCGCGAGGGGGATGTAAAGGGTGGCCTTTTTGTTTTGCCAGAATATAGGGTGGCCGTAGATATGCAGAACTGCGATATTCTTTTTGTTGATGTGCATAAATGGCACGGCAATACTGAAATCATTACCAGCTTGCAAAGCTTCCGCGTCGCTTTTGTTTTATATTATCGGGAATATATGTATAAATGCAAGCAACCGCGTGAAGAATTGCAAAGTGTAAAAATTAACAAAACTGGATATCTAACATTATGAAAATATTTATTTTTACTTACGATAGATTCAATGAAATAACAACTAGCAGATATTTTGCTCAGCAAGATCATTTTGTTTTGTGCCATTCAAAACACGCAAAAGATAAATTCTTACAAAGTGGAAATATTTTTGGAGAAATTATTGCAACTGAAAATCCAAAAGGGCTAAGCTATAATAGAAACGCGGCACTTGATATGATGCAACCAAATGAATGGGCGCTATTTTTTGTAGATGATTTAATTAAACTTACAATTCTGCAAAGTTATTACAAGCAACCAACAAATGAGCTAGATATTGATTTTGACAATGTTCCTAAATATAGGGAAGAATTTAAGACAGAATGTAGTGCAGCTTCTTTTTTACAACTATGCCAAGAAACTATATTACACGCAGAAAAAAAAGGTTTTAATTTATGCGGTTTTAGCTTAACAGATAACCCACTTTTTAGAGCCAAGAAATATGGATATTGGAGTTTATCAGATGGGCGGTGCTGGCTAATTAAAAAAACGCACTTACGATTTGATGAGAATATACAGCTTATAGATGATACTTGTTTTACCGCAATGAACTTAAAAGAATTCGGTGGAGTTGTGAATAATAATTGGATATTGCCGAATTGCCAAAGATACACCGCTGGGGCTTTTGGTAGTATAAAGAAACGATTAGAACAAAAGATAAAAGAATGTAAATATCTTACAGAAAAATATCCGCAATTTATTTCTTATGCTGAAAAAAGCGGTTGGCCACTTGGCTCTCATATTAAGATAAGGCAAAACAGAACATATAATAAAAATCAAAAAACTTTATTCTAATGCAAGTTTTCCGCGTAATAAAGAATAAGAATTACACTACTATTTGCAATGGTATTTATAAAGACAAAGGCCTAAGCTTAAAAGCAAAAGGTTTATTAAGTATGATTTTGAGTTTACCAGCTGGCTGGGATTTAACTATTAACGGGCTGGCAAAAATATGCAAAGAAGGAAAGCGCGCCCTTAATTCAACAGCCGCAGAACTTATTGCAGCGGGTTATATAACGCGCCAGCAAGTGCGGGAGAATGGAAGCTTTGCTGGTTATGATTACTGCGTCTATGAACAGCCGCAATGCTTAAACGCGCAAACGCAAGACGCGCAAACGCAACAAAGCAACCAATTAAGTAATAAAGAAATAAATACCTTATCTAATAAAGATAATATAAATATATTAGCTTTTAGAAAAATGAAATTTGGAACAGAAGTAAGCCAACTAAGTGCAGAAAATGGGATGGATATAAATGAAGCAAATAAGTTCCTAGATTACTGGACGGAAACCAATAACAGCGGAAAAAAAATGCTGTTTGAAATGCAGCGAACTTTTGATATTAATCTGCGCCTTAAACGCTGGGCGGCTAACAATAAAAACTGGAATAATAAAGGGCGTTCTAAATTAGAAGCGCAGCTTAGTGAATACAATAAAGGAAAAGAACTATTAAAATGACAGTGGAAAAAGTTTATGATTTAATCGCGAAAACCAGCTTAGAACTTGGCTACAATACAGACGGGGAAACAATGGCTGCGCTGGCAAAAATATTTGCCAACGATTTGCAAACAGATAAGCGCCTTAAACGATTAAGCTTTGCGGATGTTGAAATGGCGTTCCGCTTGGGCGTGCGTTATAGTAAAGAACAGCAATTCCTTAATATTACTACATTCTATCGCTGGTGCTTTGTTATGAAAAAAAGAATAGATGAAGCAATTTATGCAGTTGAATGCCAAAACCAAAACCCAAACGAAATAGAATATTATCCTAAAAATTTATTGAAATGAAAATACTTTTACTAATCTATTTAGTAGTGCTGTTTCTTTGTATATTGGAAGCTTACTTTTGCACCATAACAATAGAAGAAGAAACGGAATATACTTGTTGCAATATAGAAATCACACAAGAAATAAAAGATAACGGGATTTGCCCTAAATGTTTAGAACACTTATAAAAATGGCTTTATTTATCTGCAAACATTGTAAAAAGGAAAAGGAATTAAAAAAGCAAACGCTTATATTGATAGAGAGTAATACGCTTCAATCAAGATGGATAGTAAAAGAATCGCTTTGCAAGTGCGGAAACTATATGCAAACAAAAACTGAAAAAGGGATGCCTTATATAATTAGAAATGAAAATCCTATAAAAAAATAATAAAATGACAAAGCACTTAATAAACGGAAAACCTTATAGCCACTATGAAACAAAAAAGAAAACGGAATTGCAAAACATAGTAAAAGGAATGGGCGTAAAACTTGAAAAGATTATTGTAATAACTTCAAAACCTTTTGAAGTAGCAGCCAGTAAATTAGATCCCGCGACTGATAGCTACTATTCGGACACAGAAACTACAACGGGAAAGCTGGTATTTATAGGCCACAAAGATAAACTTGATGCTTGCTTGGAATGGCTTAAAGAAGTAGGACAATATGATAAGATAGATGAATTATATATATTTGATCGCTATCATATTAGCGGGGAAGATATGATAGAAAGCTACTATGAAAAAATGCACGAATACAATTTAGAAATAACCATAAAAGATAAATTCAAAGAATGCTGGTGGAATGGCAATCCAAAAGGATGCCAGCTGTTTAAGGAATACGCGCTAGATCCAAACAACGAACGATGGTAAAAGTAAGCGCCAATACAAGAGCAACCAATAAAGGAAAGCTGATACATTGCCCGCAATGTGATTATCCCGTTAAAGTTTATAACTTTGCGTTCAGTAAATTAAAGTGCTGGCACTGCAAAAAAGAAATAAAGAAAACTGATTACTATTTAAAAAGCCATTATGAACGAAAGAACTTATAGAACAATTAAATGGGTGCTTAAATACCAAATAGACAAAGGAAGGAATTTAGTTTGGTATTACAAAAACAATAATTTCACTTGCGTTTATAATAAACAACCGAACGGAATTAAAGTTTACACTGCAAAGCAATTACTAAAAAAACTAAATGAAAGCCCTGATTCAATTTGAAATTAATAGCCAGCAACTTAATGATGAGCAATTAAAAGATCGCCTTATAAATACAATGGTAAACCTGTGCGAACAATGGCTAAAAGGAGATGCAGCGCTTTACATTGATTTTATTAAAACAATAAAAGATGAAGATATTAAATATTATAGGAATAACGATAAGAACATTAATTGAATTAGTAATAACGCTCAGCTTTGTGCTGGCTGTTAGTGCATTGAGTTTTGTATTAACATTTGCTTTAAATACCATAAGAGTAATGTATTTAAAGTATAAACAAGATATAAACGATTAACGGCTTCAATAGGTGCGTTCTAAGGAACTTATAACGATTATAGGTGATATGCCTTACAATTAAAATAAAATGCTATATTTGCCACTTATTAAGAATATCCTAGATAATGTCAGAAAGTAAACTGCAAACCAGCATCGTGAAATACTTACAATGGCAGCACCCGCATATTAAATACTGTGCCAGCTTAGGCGGCCAGTATCAACGCTATCAATCACAACGGAATAAAGCTAAGGCGACTGGCTATGTAAAAGGATTCCCCGACTTACAAATAACAGAAGCGCGCGGTGGATACTTTGGAATGTTCATTGAGATAAAAGAAAAGGGTTATGCAACCAAAGATCAAACCCACTGGCTTAAAGAATTAAGGGAGCGCGGCTATTATGCAGAATGCTTAAAGGGCTTTGATAATATAAAAAAAGAAATTGATTTATACCTAAGCGCACCGCTAACAGTGGGCGTCCCGTATATACTAGACAACGCCTAGGAATTAAAACAAAAGAAATAAATATAAACTGATGCCAACCTTCCCAAAGAAAAAAAAACGCCCGTGGATTCCCACACGCCAGCCCGCACCAATAGGAAACACCAGCAGAAGCAAAACACCGAGTGATATCATTAAGTTTTATAATAGTAAACGCTGGCGCAGTTTAAGGGGCTACTACTTACAAATGAATCCGCTGTGTGAAATGTGTAAACGGGCTGGCTATATTACACCAGCCGAGGAGATAGATCACCGCACGCCAATAAGATTGGGAGGAAACCGCACCACACTGGACAACCTTCAAAGCTTGTGCAAGCCGTGCCACGCCCGCAAAAGCGGACGCGAAGCCCATAGCTACAAAAATAAAAAATAAAATAAAAATAAAATATATATATAAACGAATAAGGGGTGCTTTTAACCTTAAAAACAATTTTTTTACAACAA